TCATGATTATACCTTCCCAAGTAGATAACCCAGAAGTTTTGGCTTCCTTTAATAAGCTAAGAGCTTCTACTAAATCTGTAAGTTGTGCGTATGTCATTTTAAGCTATCCCCTTTGTCAACATCATTTATTGATGTAATAATCATATCTTCTTGTATTTCTATTACTTCATCATAAAACTTTTCTATTTCCACTTCATAATCCAACCCTTCTTCTTCACATTGTTCTTCCCAAGGTCTATCTGGACTTGCTTCTTCATAATAAGTGAATCCATTTTTACTACCATATCCACCTATTAAAAAATCATCACCTTCTCCATCTACCTTAAACTGTACGATAGCATCTTCATCCATCTCTACAACTTTTTCTACAAACTTCTTCATATACCCATCTGCAAAAGACCAAGCTGAACAAAATAATATTCCTGTTTCTCCAGCATCAGGATTCACGTCCTCAACTAATATCCATTTAGGACCTATCTCTTCATGAGGGTAATTATCGTATTTACCAAATATAGGTTCTACTGTACCACGAATGTGTGCTTCGTTCCATGTGCATGGAATATCAAACCATTCTGATAATTGTTTATGTACTTCTTCTTTTTCTGATAACACATTTGCATGTGTCCATACGTGATTAGCCATTTAATTGTCCTTTATCTATTTCTCGTCTTCTTTCGAAATTTAGGTGTTAATCCATAAATCTTTTCATAACATTCTAAACATAATTGTCCAGCTCCTTCAATATAACCAAGTCTAAAATCTATATGGTCTGTCTTGTTATATGAAGTTTCTACTTCACACGATACACATTTATCTTTCATTTTATTTCTCCAAGAACTTACATTAATCTAAATCAATATGTTCTTCTTTTTCACCATCGTCACCGACATCTATCAGTTGGTCACACTCCATCTCATAACAAAAACCACCTGTCGAACTTCCCATGATATAATTTTCTCCATAATTTTCTGAAATATATCTGTCAAGATAATTCATACTTAATTCATTGAGTTGTTTCACCAATGGGTGTTCACCAATTTCCTCGAAAGGAATACCTTCCATTTCACTTACTATCTCATCCATATCGTTGACTTTTATTTTTATTTTTTTCATTATAACCTCTTTTTTTATTTTTCTAAAAACTTTGAATTCATTGACTTGGCAACTTCCATCATATTCGTGGGATTGATGAAACAGGCATCTTTACCATACATTCTAGTGAAAGAACTTCTACTATTTCCCATAACCCGTTCCCAGCTGGTGTCATAAATAAAATAACTCATCACTTTGATTCCATTGTTACGAATCATTTTCATCATTTTTTTACAATGTCTTTCCGCATTTTCACCATAATAGTAAATCCTATTCCCATCTCCTGAACCTTGAAAATAAGGTTCTCCATCAGAATAATTGATAAAATAATTATCTTCTCCACGGACACCTTCTAAAAAATTCTTCATCATTGCTTCATAACAAAGTGATTCAGGTGTAGTTCCACCAGCACAAAGTGCTGTCCACATAGATTTGATTTTGGTTAATTTATCTTTATGAGAATCATAACAAATAATTACGATGGGTTTGTCTTCGTGAGTCCAACGAAAACTAACTGTAACATGTATATTTCCACTCATATCAGCAGCTTTAATCATCGCTATTGCTGAAGTTTTAGCTTCATCAAGTTTCGTACCACTCATAGAACCACTGGCATCAATTGAAATATGTAAATTAGCTTTATTATATTTTTCTACAAATACTTGACTAAAAACATTCTCATTATCAAAACCCAATTCTGCAATTAATCTCTTATCAATCTTACCACGACTTTGACGGTTAAAAAGTAAACTTCTTTCTTCACCACGAACTTTTAATTTTTTACCTAATATAGTACCCAAACGAAGACCTTCAGCAATTACTTCGTCTTCTTTATTATCATAATATGGAAAATGAAGAAAACTAAAAGCGTTACTATCAATCAACTCTTTTGTCAATTCAGGAATTAAAACAGTTTTAATTTTACCCATACTTCCATCACCAGTCTCAATCAATTCAGAACGACTGTTTGAAAGAGCATCAACAATTTGTTTATCTTTTTTGGTCAATTGAGTTTTTTTTGTATCACCATTTAACAGTTGTTTTTCTTTTTCAAAAAGATTTTCAACAGTAATTTTAGCTCTCTCACTAATCTCTTCACCTTCTATATCAGCACTACCGGTATTTGTTTCTGAATCATCACTATCTGTCTCACTGATATCTCCACCTTCTCTTTCAGTCAAATTTTCATTTTTTTCTTTATTTCCGTCTGTTTTACTATTTTTAACTAAACCAAATATAATATCACAAACCGATTCTGCCACTTCAACCACATCATCCGTTGATGTTAATCTTAAAATATTTTTCATATCAATCTTACGATAAATGTCACGTAATCTTGGAAGAGCATTTAAATCAGTACCACTATTAGTAAAATTGATAATTCTAAACATATAAGATTCAAAATCAATATCACGATACATCTTTGATTTCAATCCCTTTGTTATAGTTTTATGATTCTGATATTTAGCATATAACTCGTGATAATAACCTTTATATCCAGGAGACGATTTAAACACAATAGAATCAACTCTACGGTCTTCAATATAATTTATCACAGATTTAAAAAGATGTATTCTTTCATCTGTAGCTTCCCAATTACGAATATAAGTACGAGTGTAAAGGGTTTTAAGAAGGTCAAAATCACTATATGCCATGTGACTACCTTCATGAAGTGCTAAACCAACTATATGGTCAAAATTCTTTTCATTAATATTCGCACTTATTGTTACTGATTTCCCATCAGTAAAAGAATCACCACGAGTTACAAATTTAACAGGAATATTCTTTCCACTTACAATACGAACAAAGTTACCAATTGCTCTTTTGTGACCAGCAAGTACAATATGATTTTTTTTAGGTTTTGGTTTAGTATCTAAAATCTCACCAGTTGACAAATCATAACCAAGCATGTCATCAACAGATGATTCTTTATCAAACCAAAAAGATGAATAATTATTTCTAGTAGAAACAGACTTCGCCGAGTATTTTTCACGAAGTTTCATTGAATTAAAGAATTTCAATTCGTTTTCCTTTCATTTCTCATTTCACCTAAATATAACACTAAAAACCTATACAAGTCAAGCCTTTTTTTCACTTTTTTCACTTTTTTTTAACCAATGTAATTTGCCATTGCCAGTTTCATATGTTTCCCAATTGCATTTTTTACATTTCCAATAAATTCTATCTATAGTTTCTTTATTAAAAAGCATTCTATAACCACAACTACACATTGGAGTATATTTGTGTTTTCGATTATGCAACCATTTAATTAGATTCATTATATTTCTTTTATCTCCCGTATATCACTATACGAATAAAATAGTATATAAGTCAAGCATTATTTTTATTATTTTATACGGGCAAAACTATCCAAGCTGCCAAACCTATTTCAACAACTAAATCTGAAATTGTGTTATTTAACCATTTCTTTTTAGAACCATAAGGCTTCCAACCTTCTACTACCCACTCTAATACTTCCCAGGCAATACCAATAATTGCTACCCAAAGAACTGCACATAAATCGGATGCTCCTAACCACTGAGCCACTTTACATATAAAAGCACCTGCTGCCATATGAACTGATGTCCAATGATCTAACCATCCATTACTTGTTAAATAATTTACTATTCCATGATGAAAATTTAATTTCATTTTTCTATCCTATAATTTATTTAATTTGTTACAATATATAAAAGGACACATGTTATAAATCCCAACAAAAATCCTACTATATGATCAAAATGTTTTACGAACCAATTTTTCATTTTATTTCTCCATATTATTTAAAAATTTTCTCTTCTAATTTCCGGCGCTAGAAATAAAATCCCATAACTGTTTAAAGACTAAACCTATAAAACCAACACCCATTACTCCACGCCATTTCTTTGTATCTTGTCTAAATTGAGTATTAGCCTTAGACTCTGCCCACAAACCACCATGTGGGTCAAATAAATTTTCTTTGATAAATTTTATATCTTTATGCATTTCTGCACGGTCTTTTTCGGCCTGTTCCATTCGTTCTATAATTACGTTTAAATCCTGTTTGTCTTGTCCATTCATGTATTTTTCCACCAAGTCCTAAAGGCCAATATTGTTAACACTAAAAATAATATTCTAAATAACCATTCATTTAAAAGAATGGTATTTTCCATACGTTAATAAATATAATTAATTCTCTATATCGTTGTATTTCCCACGTAAGAAAATACAAATTAATATCATAATATCTTCTTTTTTTCGTGGCCAACTATAACTTTAGGATCAACATAAACATCAAATCCATTCTCTTGTGTCGCATGACACCAAGTCACATCTTCCATAGCAAATTCTTTAACCTTAACTCCACCTATATCAAACTCATACCACTCAGGTCTAAACCACGGATATTCAAGAGTTTCAAATACACCCCTTTTAATTAATATCCAACCAAGACCAGTATAACTTACTGTCATCAATTCCTCTTCATCGATTACATCTTCCCGTGTCAAAAATGGAAAATATCCACATCTACTAAAAAAATCTTCATCCCAATCTTTAACTGTAGCATAATATCGTCCACCCTGCATCATATACAACCCAGAAACTATATCTTTTTTGTGATCTAATAAAGTAAAAAAATGTTCAGGTTTAAAAACAATATCTGAATCAATCCACATCATATAATCATAATCTTTGCCACCCCACGGCTTTTGATGTATCCCATTGGTAACATTACCACCCAAACACATATTTCTTACATAATAAAGATTCGGCGAATATCCGTACACTGCTTCCCATTCCACACCATGACTCGGTAATTCTGAAACTAAATTATTCCAAGACCTTAAAAAATTATCTGAAAAGGTTCTTCCTGGCAAACAAAATATTACTTTCACTTTTTCTTCCAATCCCAATCTATTATTGATTCAAATTGATCCAATAAAATTACTTTATCTATTCTCTTTTGTGCTGTCTCTAGATGTTTTGGGTTTATCTCCATACCAATAAAATCTAACCCTTCTCTCTTACAAACTACACCTGTTGTTCCACTACCCATAAAATTATCTAACACTATATCACCTTCTTTTGATGCTACTGCCAATATCCTTTCTACCAATCCTTCTGGCATTTGTGTTGGATGAACTCTTTCTTTCTTTGGAATGGAGTGTGGAATATACCATACTGAACTTAAAGGGTCGTGTATTCCACAATTTTCATTTAAATAGATATTCGATCCTTTTGACAAATGGTAAACTATTTCGTAATCTAAATGAAATCGTTTTTTGGTAGAATCAAATGAACCTGAATACTTCCAAATAATAAATGACTTAAAATCTAATAACTGAAATCCACTTGTGAACTCTAACCAATGTGCAGTTTTTAATAATTTGTTATGAGTCTTACTTTTAACATTAAAGAATAACTGACCACCATCTTTTAATACTCTTGCATATTCCTTAAATACTCCATCCATAAACTCTGAATATAACTTTAAAAATAATACATCTTTTGTTTGAGCTGCATATCCTGCTCCACTTACATCTTCATATGGTGGTGAAGTGATAATTAAGTCAATACTGTTATCATTTAACTTTCCTAATTCTTCTAAACAATCACCAAGTATTAACTTACTATTCCCCATGTGATTTCTTTTTCCATTTTTCAATATTCAAATAAACTGAACCAATTGAAAATACAATTAACAATATTACAAACATAGCTGTAAAAATATACTCAACCATTATTTACCTCATTTTTTCTCCCATATCCAAACTGGTTCACAAAACTTACCTTTAGTTTCTTTTATCATCTCCGGTAACCTATTAGTTTCTCCAGATACCACGGCAGTTCCAGCACCAATCGAATTTGGTCTGGCTGCCATCTCCATGCCAATACAACCAAGATAATCAGAGTCACTATATTCATCAAGAAAATCATTCATCGGATCACATATTTGTTGCCACTTCTTACCACCCTTAGAACCAGCACTTACATCAGATATATTGATACATAACTTACCACCACTTTTTAATGTAGGCCACATACTGTCTATTGCCTTATGTAAGAATTGAGTATTCCAACTATCAATATCTTTATACCTTACCCAACTTTGAGTATCATCATGACCATATCTTTCGACATTAAAATAAGGCGGTGATGTAAATATAATATCAAAGGTATCGTAATATGGTGTAAAGTCAAAATCTTCAGCCGCATCACAATGAAACTCAGCTTTCTTTGGCGTTTCAAAAAATGTTAACTGACTATCGTAATATTTAGCTTGTTCCTCATATATAGAATGATTCTCTTTACGTGGATCAACACCAACATATAGTTCTGTATTCATACTGGCATAAAACCCAGCCAACCTATCACCCCAACCTGCAGAGAAATCCAATACATTCTTGACATTAAAGTAATCATACAGTGCCTTAGCCGCGTTGGGTTTGAACTGACTGCAAATGTATTTTCTCAACCCTAACATAGTTCTCAATATTGACTTATCAATTCTCTCCATCTTAAGTGTATAAGCTGAACCCATCAACGTTATCATAAACTTTTCAGTATTCCAAGTCCGTAGAGGACCGGGAGAAACACTTCCATCCACGGACCACCTATTTTCTTGTTGAAAATAATTTGATGACTTGTTACCAGTATTTAGCCGTTTGACATACCATTGTGAACCTTTATATGTAATAGGCCATCCATAACCTGTCTCTGCTCGAGCAAACCACTCACCTTCTTTTAACAAATCATAAACCCAAGTCTTTTTCAGATTGTTGAATTCTTTTCTGCAACCATCTTCTGATATATCCATATAAGGTGGTGGATAAGTCATGGCGACTTTTGCCAGACTTTCCTTTACATCATCTTTCTCGAATGTCTCTTTGATGTAAGTCCATTCTTCTTCGTTAATGTGAAGATATGGTTCTTGATTTAAAAATTTATCAAAATACGATAAATACATTATTCATCAAATAACTCTTTAAACAATTCATGTGATCTCTTGGACTTCTCTGACTTTTCTTTCTGTTTTACGGGCTCAACCTTTACATCATAATCACCCCGTTTCCACATATCATATTCAATCACACTTGACATCAGGTCTGCCTGATGAAGTACATAAGCAATATTAGTTTTAAGTTGTCTTTCTGGTTGATAACTTACATAATAGTTTTTATTTGCATCTTCATACATTCCATCAGTAAGTCGCAAACCCAAGTATTCTTGTTCTGACATTTTTATACCAAAGTGTTGTAGTAAAAACACAGCTCTATCAGTTACGGTCATGTAATGTAGTTTACCGTTATGTTTATAATACTCACCTCTATTTTTAATCCACCAATCGTTGTCTTGTGGTACATAGTAATCTTCAGCCAAATCTCCAACCTTACCCAAGTCATGATGAAGAGCTGCAAATATCAATTCTTCATCTGTAAAGTTTATGGTGGCACCATTCTGCTCCCACAGGTCGGCTATCTGTTTAGAAAACTTAACTATGTGTAGGATATGTTCAACATACCCACCAGCGTGAGCATTATGAAAATGTTCTTTACCACTTGCAGGAGCCAAACACATCCGTTCTTCAAAGTAATGATACATATTGAGAAGTTTTTCTCTCCGCTCACTTCCTTCTTCAAATGTATCTTTTACAATTTGAATTAATTTTTCCCAATTCTCTTGTATTTGTTCTGGTGTTAGTTCTTTCATATCTACTCCTAAAATGTTAATTGATGTGGGAAACATATATACTTCCCGTTCTGTAAGTCAAGTTTTAATTCACCTGTCAAAGCAGGTAGTTTTGAAATAGCCTCTAAACTGATTTTTGTTCCAAACCTACTTTTATTCCCAAAATTAGACTCATCTACTTTACCATAAGATACATAGAAATAGTCGTATTCTGGTGTGTAGGCAACAAACACGAAATATCCTGTTTTTGGTGTACGGCTAATAAACTCGATTTTACTTCCATTTTTGATTAGACAGGTCTTTACCTCAATACCAGCGTTATAAGCTGGAAATGATATATCGTAAATACCATTGTCTTTGGGATTATAAGCTATTACCTTACTATTTGACTTTCTCTTATTGTTAATAGAGTCTGCAAAAGCATTAGTCACAAGTTCGTGTACTAAACCACCAACAATATTTTGTTGGATGTTTCTAAAGGCATATTTCGTTTCACCATTTAGATCAGTAAAAGTAGCATCACGAAAATAAGTCATGTTGTTACTTACTCTATTTATCGCATAAACTACATCACTATTATCTATAGCATTTACCAATACTTTAGATGAATGTTGATACCTACCATGTTTAGCCGCAGATGAAGCATCAGCCTTGGCAAAACTTACAGCTCTACTAATAGACAAGTTATTGCCACCATTAGAAAAAATTCTTGTGACTAATTCAGGTCTATCCCAACCATCTTCATAAACAGGATCAGATAGTTTCTTCAAATAGGTATAACTATATTTGTAACTCAACTGAGCAGCAGAACAAATCTGTTTAATAACGTCAGGTGGACAAACACCATGTTGAGATTTATATTCTCTTATTGCCTCTTGGACACTATTCCATTGTCTTTCAAGATTTGACGGTCTACCCATGTTTTCCGTCATCAATCTCATTATATTCTTGAACCTATTCTTTTGTTTTTTAACCGTACTCCAAATAATTGGAACTTCAGAATATCCTAAAGCTTTAAGTGCGGCTATCCGAGTGTGTCCTGATTTAATTTCAAAGGTTTTCGGATATATTACTGGTGGGTTTATTAATCCATCTTCTTCAATTTGTCTACACAAATCGGCAAAGTACTCCTCATCAGCAGGACCATATATCTCGATATTATCTATATCAGAGTTAGGAACATGGATTTCGATTATGTCATCATACCGTTCTGTATTTTCGGTAATGATCTTTTTTATTATTTTTTTCATTTTAAGCTCCTCGCTTGTTGTTGTTTAACCGATGTCACTTAATGAGCCTCTTCATTGACTGCTAAGGAACGACACCGTTCTAAAAGTATCTATAATAATATATTACATTTTCATGTAAAAGTCAAGCTTTTTATAATAAAATTGTAGATTTTTTTCTGCCATCTTCTATCTCTAAATGTATATTTTTATTCCATGTGTGGGCAAGCTTATCTACCAACCACTTATCCCATTTTCTATCAGTGTCATCCACCACTACAGGTATACCATCATGTTTAAATAAATGTTGATGGTCTATTAAATTTTTTCTATTCTTACCTTTAGGTCCATCAATCAAGAGAAGTCCATAAATTTCTGGTAATAAATTGCACATCACATTAACATCATACCACTTGTTGTTTTCATATGAAACTAACGGTGCGTGAATATAGTTTGATTTTGGTTCTCTACCTACCCATCTCTCATCCTGTTCTACACTAAAAACCGTGTAGAACTTAACTAACTCTGAAGTACCTCGTCCACTACCCAATTCCAAAATCGTACTTTCTTTTGGGACATTATTCAGTATCCATTCAAACAGTCGTTGACCTATCGCCCATCCATTTAAATTTCTTTTATTATATTCCATACTTTAGAAAAAATCATGACTTATATTTTTTGACGAATTATAAGCACCTTTCCATTTGTATCTGAACTCAACAAATTC